TGACCCGCACCGACCTCGCCATCGCGCTCCTGTTCGCCGCGGCGGCCGCGCTGGCGCTGCTGCACGCGACGGGCGCGCCGTTCGATCCGATCGGCTGGGGCGCGGGGCAGTGGCGGACGGTGGGGTATTTGCGGTGAGCGACGACACGACGGTAATCCCGCTTTCGACGGCGACGTTTCCGATGCCGGAAGGTGCGGGCGTTCCCCGCTCGGCGGATGTGGTGACGTTTCCCGACCGCGAGCGGCGCATGGGGCTTGCCGGGATGTTGCATCATCTGGCGCGGCAGGCGGAGGCAGGTGAAATCGTCAGCATCGGCATCGTGGCTACGCGGCTTGGCGAGAATGCAGCCGATCCGCCGATCTCGCTCTATCGCTGGAATGTCACCTACGCACTGATAGGCGCGACGAACTTCCTGCTCAAGACCATGTTGGAGCAGGAGCCCGACAGCGATGTCGGCGGGGAACCGGCATGACCCGCCACTTCGTCCTGTTCCTGACGGCGGCGCTTGCCTTCGCGGCCGGCTACGTGTGGGCGCTGCCGCGCGGGGTGCATGTGGCCAGCGTCGATGCGGGGATCGTGGCGACGCACCGGGGCGACTATCCGGTGCGCGTGCATGGGCCTTGGCGGTCGTGACCCCTCCCGAGATCATCGCCCGCCTGGAGGAAGGCGGCGCTACTCTCCTGGCCCTTCGGCTCGGCGATGGGCGCCCGGCGTCGCTGAGGGCGGCGTGGCCGGAATTCGTGCGGGATGCGGCGGAGGCATACGGCTACACGGGCGAGCAGGTGCGCCCGGCGATTCCGGACGCGGCGGCGATCACGCGGATGGACGAGGCACTGGCGTGGATCGGGCTGATCCCGGTTGACCGCTATGTGCTGCGGCGGATCGTCGGCGCGCGGGCGCTGGTGTCGCCGGCCAACCAGCGGCACATCTATACGTGGCGTCGGCTCGGGCGCGCATTCCATTGCGACCACAAGGCGGCGCAGCGCTGGCACGGGCAGGGCATCGACCTGATTGCGGCGGGATTGGCACAACGATTGCCTATTGCCCACGCGCCCCGTTTTGTGCCACGTTTTTGACCAAACTGGCCGATGTGTGCCGATGCGACGGTTCGCGCCACCCAGCGGCATCCCGTGCGGCGGCTACGTCCACGCTCCGGCGCAGGGCTATGTCCATCGGCCGGGCGCCGGACGAGGCAACCGGCCGCCCGAGGATTGCCAGCGGAACTGGGCGCCCACATACGATCGGGAAGAACGCAGGCGGCACATGGCGGATCGGGCGGCGGAAGAGGAAGAGGCGCTGGACCTGCTGCGGGACACGTTTCGCGGGCTCGTGGTCATGCCGCTGCCGGACGGCGCGACGGTGAAGATTGCCGTCGACTTGGCAACCCGGAACGCGGCGGCGGTGCAGTTCCGCAACCAGTCGCTGGGCATGCCGAAGCAGCGGGTGGAGAGCACCGGCGCGGATGGCGGGCCGCTGGTGATCGTGACGGGCGTGCCGCGCGCTGGACGTGACGATGTTTCTGAAACCGAAGGAGACTGAACGATGGCGATGCACAAGACGCCGGGATCGCTGGCGGCCAAGCCGGTCGGCAAGACGGAGATGAACAAGGCCAGGATGTCGGCGCCACAGGGCACCGCGACCGGCACCGGCGCGCGGCCGGAGACCAAGGGCAAGCACAAGCTGCAAAGCTCGGCGCCGGAGAACAACCACCACCTCGACGGCCGGCATGTCGCGGGGGCGCTGAAGTAAGCGTTGCCGATCGTTTCCACCGGCTATGTCGCGCGCCCGCAGTTCCTGGCGTTCCACAAGCGCAAGCAGCGGTGGGCGGTCGAGGTGTGTCATGTCCGCGCCGGCAAGACGGTGGCGGCCGTGGCGGACCTGATCGACGCCGCGTTGACCTGTCCGTTGCCGGACCCGCGGTTCGCCTACGTCGCGCCGTATCTGGCGCAGGCCAAGGACGTGGCGTGGACGTATCTGAAGCGCTACACGGCGGCGATACCGGGGGCGGTGGCCAACGAAAGCGAACTGCGGGTCGACATGCCCGGCGGGCGGCGGGTGCGGCTCTACGGCAGCGACAACTACAAGCGGATTGCCGGCGTCTATTTCGACGGCGTCGTGATGGATGAGGAGGATGACCAGGACCCGCGGGCGTGGAGCGAGGTGATCCGCTCGCGCCTGTCGGATCGGCACGGCTGGGCGGTGTTCATGGGCACGCCGCAGGGCACCGGGCGGTTGAAGGCGCGGGTCGACGAAGCGCGGGCCAGGCCGGACGAATGGTTCCTGTCGATCATGCGGGCCAGCGAAACCGGCATCCTCGCGGCGGACGAGTTGCGTTCGGCGCGGGAGGACCTCGACGACGACCAGTATGCGGCGCTGTACGAGTGCAGCTTCGAGGCGTCGGTCGTCGGCAGCTACTGGGGCAAGGCGATGGCCCAGGCGGAGGCGGACAAGCGGATCACCAAGGTCCGCCACGATCCGGACATCGCGGTCGACACGTGGTGGGACCTGGGCATGGACGACGCGATGGCGATCTGGTTCACCCAGAACGTCGGGCGCGAGGTGCATGTGATCGACTATGACGAGGACAGCGGCGGCGGGTTGCCGGCGAGCGCCAAGATGTTGCAGGACAAGGGCTACGTCTACGGCACGCACACCGCGCCGCTCGATATCAAGGTGCGCGAGCTGTCCGGCAAGTCGCGGCTGGAAATCGCGGCCGGGCTGGGCATCCGGTTCCAGATCATGCCGGACGTGCCGCTGATCGACGGCATCGACGCGGCGCGGTCGTTCATCGGCAAGTGCTGGTTCGATCGCGAGAAGACGCAGCGCGGCAGGGATTGCCTGGTGGCGTATCGCCGGCTGTGGGACGGCAAGCGGCGGGTGTTCGCGAACGCGCCGCTGCACGATTGGGCGTCGCACGGCGCGGACGCGTTTCGGACACTGGCGATCAGCCACAAGCTGGCACGGCCGAAGGCGCAACCGGCGCAGGCGCGGCGGCTGGTATCGGCACAGGCTTCAACGGCATGGATGGCGTCATGAACGATCAGAGCGAATTCCTCGGCGGGGCGTCCGCCACGGTCAACGGCACGGCCGTGGAGATCGGCGCGGCGGAACCGCCCGTGACCCTGGTCGAGGCCGGCGACAAGGCGGCCGAGGTGCAGGCCGCGCTGGCAACGCCGATCCAGGTCGGCGGCGAGGACATGATGTCGCGTCTGGTGCAGATGTCGCAAATGCTCAACGACGCCACGCTGATCATGTGGGCGATGCTGTCGATGCAGGGCGGGCAGGTGCGCATTCCGGGCGAGCGGTTCGCGCCGCCGATCGGCAACATCGTGTGGGCGAAGGACGGCACCGACCTGATCGTCACGGCGGTTGCCGCGGTGCCCGCCGCGCACGGGGCGCCGGCGGCGGGCGAGCCGGTGATCGAGGGGGCCGAGCAGGCTCCGACAATCGCCGTCTAATTCTGCGGCCGCAGATTGGCAGATTTGTCGGCAGTTTCGCCGAATTGGCCGCAGTTTCGCAGATTGGCAGATTTCCCCCGGCAGATTGGCAGTTTCGCGGATTTCCCCGGCAGTTTCGCAGATTGGCCGCAGTTTCGAGGATGGTGTCCCGATGACCACTGACACGCGCAAGATCGCCAAGCCGGTCAAGTTTGCCGACCCAGTGGAGCACGCGGACATCACGCCGCGGGTGCCGCAGACCGGGCCGATGGTCGCGCGCGGCGGCTCGCTGCGCCCGGACAAGATGCTGTCGGACAAGCGGATTGCCGCGATCAAGGGCAGCAACTTGCAGGGCAGGCGGCGGTGATGGACCTGCGCGGCCGCTCGATGGTCGTGATCTGGCTCGGCCTGGTCTGGCGGGACATCGCGCGGGCGGCGGCGCGGCAGCAGGAGATCGAGTACCGCGAGGGGTTCCCGTGCTGCGTCGCGCTCCGGGCGGGGTGAGTGGCCGGCCGGTATCGCCAATACCGCTACTGGTCGATCTTCCATGACGCCTACATGGCGCGGCTGTCGATGTGGGACGCTCACGGCGCAGAGTTCTTCACGGTAATCCCGTGGGACAAGGGCGGCAAGGCGTTCCGCGAGGCGCGCGCGCAGGCGCTGGAAGCATTGGGCGGGGCGATCGAGGGCGGGCAGCCGCCGGGCGAATACGTGATGGAGGAAGTGGCCGATGCCGAGTGACCTGACCCGCGAGGATCGCTTCCCGCCGGTGGGCGAGGCGTTCGACCCGTGGGCGCCAACGGGGCGGGTGCAGATGCTGCTGATCGACGACCGCAAGGTGATCCGCCACGAGTGGCGCAACCTCGACGGCAAGTGCGAATGGCGCGAGGCGGAAGGTGTCTGACGGCCCGCCGGCCGATCTCTATCCGCCGGTGTTCCTGCACTGGGACATGCAGCGCGGGGGCTACGTGCTGCGGCTGCCCGGCACGACGCATCGCTGCGTCGAGTTGCCGAAGGCGCTGACCGGCGAGTTGAACGCGCTGCGCGAGGCGGCGATCCGGGCCGCGAAGGAACAGGGATGACCGTTTACATCTTGCTTGGCCCGAATACCACGGTGGCGGGCAGCACCGTCGCGCCCGTGCCGCCGGTGGTCGTGCAGCCGGCCGGGCCGCAATCCAACAACCAGACGCCGGCGCAGCCGTGGTTGCACGAGATCGATATTTTCACCGGATCGGTGTCCGGCTCGGCCACGGTGCAGACCTACGGCAGCAACGACGACCGGGTCAGCCTGGGCGTCGGCGGCAACGGCGTGTGGGTGGCGAACAATGCCACGGTGTCGGCGTCCGCCGCCGCGTCGAGCTACGGCTCCGTCACGGTTGCGGGCACGGCCACATGGAAATACCACGGCGCCGTGCTGGTGAGCCTGACCGGCGCGGGCGCCAGCGTCACCGACCGGCTGAGTTGCTGAGCACATGATCGATCGGCGGAGGCTCGACGCAGCGGTGCGAGCGGTATTTTCGAACTACCGCATCAAAATGACACGCGCCCATCTTCTTCTGCCTTTGCCGGATTGGTTCGTCGAGGCCGTCCGGGGCGAATATCGCTTCGGTATTTGGCCTGTGTGACGCGTGGCCCAGGACCCGCTCAAGCCCCGCGACGACGGCCGGGTCAGGCTGCCGCGTGTCGACGGGGGCATGAACAAGATCACGCCGCTCCCCCGGCCGGGCGGCAAGGGCGCCAACGACGCGGCCGACGACGAGATGATGGGGCGGAAGGAGAAGGCGGCAAAGCTCGCGGACGAACTGGCCAGGCGGCGCAAGCGCTTCGATCTGTGCGTGAAGGCCGAGGCCGAGAACCGCGGCGACATGCTGAGCGACAAGAAATTCCGTGCCGGCGACCAGTGGCCGTCCGACGTCAAGGCCGATCGCAACCTGAAGGGGCGGCCGTGCCTGACGGTGAACAAGCTGCCGACGTTCGTGCATCAGATCACCAACGA